TTGATTGATTTGCCTTTTTTGTGTATCAAAGTGTCGTTTAACTGCTTGTATCGCTCTAAACAATACTTCGTTTTTATTATATCCTGAACGAACAATAATACTGAATCTTACACCAATATTAATAATGTATCCGTCTTTGATGTTGATTGCATCTGTCAATATTCTGTATTGTGAAAGATATGTTTTTAAATTTTGTTTTACTGCTTGATTTAATTGTGTAAGTTTTTTATCCGCGGTATATCCCAATACATACATATTCATAGCTAATGGATTAGGAACAACATCAATAGATTTGATTTGTCTTACTTGTCCATTGATAACTTCTAATTGTCCTTCTTGTTCTAATTGTTCATCTTGAACGATATATGCTTTTGCTATGTTTCCATATTTTTGTGGTAATGAATAAACTCTTGTGATGTAGTCTTCTTTGGTAACTGCTCTATTCTGAGCATTGAAGTATGCACCTGCATTTAATTTTATTTCTTGTAATGATTCTTCACTTGCACCACCAGTAGCTCTTTCTAAATTAACCACACTAATACTATCAGTTACTAATGATGTTAGTGCTGAATCAAGACCTGTTGTAGAGTTTGAAGTATTGAGTGTTTTAAAACTTGTAATTGTTCTTGGTGCTACATTGTGTTCTATTGCTCCACCATAATTGTAATTTACAGTAAGTGTTGTATTACTTGGAGCCAACCCAAATGTTTGTGTTTTCATAAAGTTGGTTGGGTCAAATGATTCATCCAATCTTGAAACACCAAATCCTAATGCTGAACCAACATTATCTGGATTTGGAATAATCTCTTCATCAGCGTTATCACTGATACCTGAACCAAATCTTATCTCCATACGATTATCATCACGAACTCTTGTTGTAAATCTTCTTGATGTTTTGATAAGTTTTAATAAATAAGGTGTATCATTTTTATGTGATGAAAGACCTGGGTCGTTAAGTTCAGTATTTTCTTCAGATTCAAAAACAGTATCTTGTGCTAAAAATGGAACTTGATACCATTTATTATTGTTTGAGTCAGTAATGGAAATAATTTCATTTACTCTTTCATTTGCTAATGTGATTTTGTCAAACTTTTTTGAAGGTCCAAAAGAGAATGTTTCTGATGTTCTTGTTCCTGATTTAGCCATACCGGTTTTAGTAAGTCTAAAGTTTGTAGGAACATTACCTGATGTTGGTGTTAATGGTGCAACATCCATTCTGTCTAAGGAACCTGATGTTTTAAAATTAACATCGTCCAACAATGTAAATTCTGTTCCGTTGTCTGCCGATATCGTAGAATTAGAATCAATTGTGATTGCATAATCTAAATTAGGAACATAGTTTCCACCAACAAGTTTAGCAGGAACATCAATTGTAAAAGTAAGTTTTACCGTAGCTGGACAAGAAAGTTTTGGTTTATATCCAAAAGATTGTGCAATCTCATAAATATTCTTTCTTTCTTCTGCGTGATGTAAAAGTGTTTCTCTAAATTGATTATCAACATAGTAATTCAATACATCACCTACATATGCAGCCATCTCAACAAACATCATACCCGGTGATGCTTCATTGAAGTCATTGTATTGATTTGGGAAATATGATTTAGCAAACTCAATTAGATTATTTCTAATGTTAGCAAAATCTCTCCCAAGATAATTTACTTCTTTTTTTACGACTTTTTTATTCGTTCCGTAATCTACTTCTTGTGGATTAATACTCGGCATTTTTATTCTCCAACTTCAAAATTAAATGTTATAGAATCAAAGGTATCTGGTTCTAATCTTGTAGAGTAATCTATTTGAACATTTATCATATTCTTTTCATTACTCGGTACGACCAACACATCATTTAAAATAATATGTGGAAGTTGTGTAGAAATAGATTCTCTTATTTCATTTTCAATTGTATCAATTGTTGTTGGTGTGATTTGTTCAAATAACAATTCTTTTAGTCTTGAACCAAAGTTTGGTTGCATTACTCTTTCACCTTTTTGAGTTAATAGTAAATTTATAATGTTGGATTTTGATTGTTCTAATACGGTTTTTGTTGAATAGAAAAATCCATCTGGACTATAATCCAATGGAAATCTTATTCCAACCTTAACATTACTATCTCTATCTATTTCTCTTACACTTGCCATTATGGTCTATAATTACCTTCACCTGATTTCTTTTTATTAATTGCTTTCATCAAACCAGAATAATCACGAGTTAATGCATTCTGAACATCTTCAGGAACTGCGTCTACTGAAACACCAGCTTTCTTAATAGTTTGAACTGCTCCCATTTCTCGTGCCTTTTCTTTATTCTGTCCACGACCTAAATCTCCATAACCTAAGACTTCTGCCATATTATCACTACCTAATACTCCACCACCTAATGTTGGGTACTCATCAAATTCTGATGGTGCTCCTAATGGTTTGGTATTGTTCAACACTTCATTTAGAGTTTTATCTTTTGAGTATTGTTTTTTTGGTTTATTGACAACCTTTTTAGGTTTAGGTTTAGAAATCGTTTCTGATAAACTGATTTCTTTTTCTTCATTAATAAATATCTCGGTCATCTGTTTTTTAACTTCTTTACGGACAACTAATTCGATTATTTTTATTAAGTCACTTTTCTTCATTTTACTCCTCTATTTCTGTTTGTAAATCTGCTATACTATCTGCTAAAGTTTTAGAACCTTCCAATGAAGTAACTTCAGTATCTATTTCAATTATTTTATCACCGAAAGAATTTACTTCTCCCAAAATAATATGGTTTCGTAATCTTTCTTCTTTATCCTCAAATTGTTTTTGTGCAAGTAATCTGTTGTCTCCAAAACTATTATCAAGTGTTTCTTTTGCTTCTTCGTATTCTGTAATTCTTGATTTTAATTGTGGTGCTCCTTTATAAGTATTAATGTCATTACCTTCTAACTCAAAATCTTCCAAGTTTTGTTTTAATTGTTCTACTTGACCAGAACCTAACATTGTATTTGGAGCATCTTTAACACTATCTATTGTTGATGAAACCGTAGTAAGTGCTTGGGTCTTTAGTGATTTTGCTTGTTCTATTTTACTATCGATTTGACCTTTAATGTCCTCAACTTTATTTTTAAATTCTGACAATGATGATATTCCTTGAATAATATTACCAAATCCTGGTATAGGTTTAAAAGCTTCTTTTAACTCATCGATAGTGTAGGTTTTTAATTTTGTTTTATCTAACCAACCCAATTTAAATACCAAGTCATTAAACTCTAATAATTTTTTAGCGTTGTCAATTTTTGCTTTTATGTTTGCAAGCCAAGCTGGATTTGGAATAGCTCTTGTTCCTGGTATGGCTGCAGGAATCAATGAAGCGATTTGAACTTTTAAAAAATCTAAGTTCCATTCAACTTGTTTAGCAAGAACTTGTCCCATTTCTTTCATACCTTCTGGAGCCAATATAACATCACCACCAAGTGCTTTATTGAGTTGAACTTTTTTACCACCAATAAAATCTTCACTTACGGTTTTTGCTTTGATTGCGACTTCACCTAATCTATTGGAAATCTGAACTCCCCCATCTCCACCTTTAATATGAACTCTTTTATTTGCAAAGATTGCAATGTCATCTTTTTCTGCACTAAATATTAATCTATCGGAACCAATGTATATTTGTCCACCTTGATACTTTTCTGTTTCTAATTGTTTACCAAATGGTAGTATTCTATCCATACTCTTGCCAAACTCTTTTACTTGGTCTGAGTAATCGACTTTTTCTTTTGTAGTCATACGAACAAAAGATTTATCATCTGTGATATTTTTAGAAACTTGTTTATCGTTTGTACTTAAAACAATATTACCTGTGTTGGTTCCGTCATCACTACTTAGTTTTACATAGTTGTTATTTCTACCTTGAATTAAAGTATCACCTTGTTTAACTTGTGTTTTGTATTCTGTGGTGTTTTCAAAGTATTTTAAATTTTCATCTCGTTCATCTTTTTTATCTTTATTTCTAATGTCTGAGATTCTTTTTTTATATGTTATATCTTTTGGTGAACTATTTAAAGTAGCAAAATAATATCTTTCTTTATTGAACTCAAAACCAACTACAACTTCACCTTCTAATGGATATTGTAAAACATTTGTATCTAATGGGAAAAAGTCTTTACATTCTTCAAATGGTAAACCTTGTTCCGATACAACATATCTACCAACGATACGACCATAGTCTATATATCCCTTATCATCAGCAGAACCGGTTGGATAAACTTTTAAAACTTCAACTGGTTCTAATTCAAAAAAGTTTTCTTTTTCTACAAGTTGTTTTATTTTTAGACGAAGGTTTCTAGCAGTAATCAACTGATTACTTAGAGTGCTCTTTTCAGAACTACCTCTTTTGGTTTTCTTTGTGTACATTAGTTTTCCTTACTAATAGAATTGT